TGAACTATAATATAAGAAGTCTCTTTTCTTTGATTGCTCATATCCACTCCATTGGTATGTGTTTGTCTGCATATTGAAAACCATATTTCTCACACCACATGGCGTAAGTGGTTGCAGACTTTTTAGATATTCTACTTCTTGAATTACTAAAAATAAATCTGATGTCTAACTTTGGGTGTTGTTCTTTTACTAATCTCATCTTCTGCCTATCAGCAGAAGTGAACAAACCTTTTGTTTCTATAAAAATATCCTTGTCTTGCAAATGAAAGTCTGGGGTATAGGTATGTATCTTTTCAGGTTTAGTATATTTCAACTTAACCTTTTCATACTCATACTTTACACTATTAGCGTCTAACTCTTGTGAGATAGCTATTTCTAGCCCAGACCTGAAGCCATACTTCAAACCGACTTTATTAAAAGTCTGTGTTTGTTTGTGGTTGTACTTCATTTTCAAATGTTTTTTCTTCCGCAGGTGCAACGTAACCATCATCAACTTTGTCAAAACCATGACCTGCTGAATTTGCATTTCCGCCTTCAACTAATTTAGTTATCTGCACTGCTCTTAATCTTAATGAAACACCTGCACCTGCCATTGCTGTAAAGTAAGGTATTAACTCAGCAGACACTTTCATTTCACTACCAGACCAGATGTTAATATCTGTCATGGGCTTACCTTGACTGTCAAAGATTGCAACTTTGTTTGGAATAACTTTTCCATCTTTAGTTATAATTTTTGCTTTAGTTTTGAATTTAAAGATTATGTTTCCAGTAGGTTTACCTTCAACATACTCTTCTTCAAAAGGTAAGTTTGCTTGTTTAACTTCTTTGCCTTTAGATTTCTCTGCACCTAAAGCAATAGCTTTCTTAACTTCATCATTAATGCTCTTAGTGATTGATAGTCCTTCTTTTGCATTAACAATTAAGTTTGTCTTATAATGTCCTGTTTCATCAAATTTTGTATCAGGGACATTTAACCAACAAAACTGTGATACACCTACTGGTGTAACAATTTTTGCATAGTTCATTTTACTCATCTTCGTCCTTTGTTATGGGTTCTACTATCTCTCCGTCCATTACCCTTGCCACTAATACGTCTAATGGCTGATAATCAGCAGGATAGTCTTTGTTGTATTTGTCGTTCATTTTTACTCCAGTGTTTGTGATTTACTATGATGGGTACTTTAATCAACTATCCGTTTAAGGATAGGTTTAGGCAAAGAAAAACTTAGCTTTTTCTAGTAAACTAATATCCAATGAACCTTTTTCAGGTACGTCAGGTAGTTTTTTCTTCAGATTTTCAGGCAGTTTCAATTCGACCTCATTCTTAAAATCTTGCAGTACGTCAAAGTCAGTAAATGTTTTCATAAAAGCCTTTCTTATACTTATGTTAAGTTTATCAATGTCACACGCATTCGTAGCATAACTGTCATGCACGTTACAAAAGTTTTGTATTCCTGCTTCTTTTGCAATGTTGACAGTCTCCATCATACATGAAGCATCAAGCCCATGCACAAAATTAGGTGCTACTGCGTTTTTCATTCTTAGAGCGTCAGTTAAATCAGTCTCAGTATTAATACGAGGTTTAATAACTTCTCCCATTAACATTGCTTTAACTCTTTTAGATTTCATTTCAGGGTAACTTTGAAATATTGGAAATCCAACAGGCGTAGACCAAGTAATTGGTAACTGCTCTTTAGAAATAATTTTAGCAATGTCTTGTAGGAATTTCATACCACTCCTAGCAGACATTAAATTATCACCTATACTGTCCCAGATAATACCAGATAAATAACTGGCAGGTTTAAACATATCATTTTCAAATGGGTGCTGTTCACCTTTGTCTTTTCTTTTAGTCAAATCTTCTACAACAAAATCTGTGCAAGAAAATCTAGTAGAACCATAACAGATAGTCATAATACTTCTTTTAGTAGTAGTACGTTTAACTCCATAGTTTAACCATGCTTGTGCATAAGGCTTACCTTCAGCTACATCTAATTTAAGTTTTGCGTTAACTGTATTTGCTACTAATTGGTAGATGTCTTGCGGTGTTTCTGTTGGTAATAAATTTACCATCTCTCCTGCTTTTTTATCTTTAAGCATTAAAGAATAAATTTGAAGACCATTACATGAACCATCAACATTGACAGGTATGTATGAAATAAAACCTTCTCCTTCTTTAAGGTATCTAGCCCACTCATCACAAAATGCTAAAAATTGAAAAGCATTCCCTGCGTTTTCCCATTGTCTATTAGTCAAAGGGTCTTCCGCACAAGCTACAATCATAGCTTCATTGTCTTTAGTCCACTGCTCTCTTTGTTCAAATGTTATTTTATCTTCTCCATACATGTTTGCACCATGTACTGCTAACCAAAAGACACCTCTGTTTTCCACAGTGATAGGCTTACCTTTGGCAAAATTCAGTAGTGCTTTAGAAGCACCAATAGATTGATAGTTAAGAAACGCAGGAACACAATAGGCTCTTCCTCTAAAGTCTAATTGTATTGGGAAATATAAAGTAGCAAAATCTTTAAACTTATCTGCTAACCAAATAATTTTAGCAAACAATAACCTTTTAGAAAACATACGGTTATTCTCTGTGTGAATTATTACAGCTTCTTTTTTCCACGCCTTCCTGCTTACTTCGTTTGTATCAATATCGTGTGGTTTGTTAGGTATCTCTTTGTTGCTAGTTGAGGGCATTTCTCCTAGTGCCATGCCTTTGTCCCAAGCCTGTTTAATCACACCTAAAATAAAATGATTAATCTTGTAAGATGTAGATTGCATAGCATTAACAGCATTATAAACCTTCGGCATTTCAAAGTTTTCTAACTCTTTTTGAAACAGTTTCTTGCCTAAACCATGTTGTTTAACAAGGTCTAGTTCAGGGAGGTTATCTGTCCAATAACCGCCTCCTCGTGTGCTTTCCCATGATTTAGGAGGCATTACAGTGACCATATACTCAGGGTTGAGTAGTTCATTAAAGGTATTTCTCTCTTTAATCCAATCTCTAGTTTTTTGGGTCTGTTTAATGACTTTGGTTTTCTTATGCTTAACAGTCTCAGTTTTAATCTCTATCATTCCTGTGGCATATATCATTAGTTCAATCAAACGTAGTCCAACGTGTAATTTCTCTGTTGTACTCCATTCTTCCCATCTCATTACTTCGTCTCTTTTGGCAGTCTCTTTTAGC